CAAACGTGGTAACTTCTTGGATCAGAAAGAAGAACGTGCTCCATTAGCTGATATGATTGAACGTGCATTTGCAGGACGTGCTCGTGAGTTAGAAGCTAATCCAGGTGAGCATGAAGTTCACGATTCTGGTTCTATTAAATCTAACCAAGTTGAACGTTTCAAAGCACGTAAAGCAAAATACAAGGATTGATTTAATCCAAGGTAAATAATTTTACTATGCTGACGTAACTTCATAGTAAATCTCTTGGTAGTATAAGTGTGAAAGTTTTGGTAGTTGTACTTAACAACTACCTTTTTTTATTTGAAAAGGATATGAAATGAAAAAGCCAGAAGCAGTAAAATCAGTCACCCCTGAAGTTGAACCGTTATTTGATATTGAAGGTTTGATGACAGACTTCCCCACAGCAAAAGAATTAGAAAAGTTTGTATTTGATCAAACGGGCATTGTGCTTAACTTAAAAGGACGTTCCAATAAGTTTAAGTATCAAACAGCAATGGATGTTCTAAATGGTGCTAAACCAGATCCAGCATTGTTGGGTAATGAAAATCCATACTTAGATAAGAATGATCTTATTCCAGCTGATCCTCCTCGCGTATTACCTGGTCGTGATTTAGATCACAGTCCTGTTGCACAATTTCAAACTGAAATGTTCCCACACCCAGATGCACAATGGGCCGCAATGGGACAAAAGTGTTCAGTAATATTCCGCAAATATATTGACAATACTATTACCTATGAAATCATTGGGCCTATTGCTCAACGTGCTATTGGTACACGTGTTAACAAGTATGGCCAAGAAGTTCCAGAAAAGTATGTATGGGTAGATCCACGCACTGGAGAACAAGTTATTCAATACAATGATGGTCGTTTAACTGCTATTGGTACACGCTTAAAGAACTTTATGAGTAAACTTAAAGTTGGCAGTAAGACACAATGGGAAACTTGGATTGACCGTGACTTTGTTATTGGTGGCAATGCTAGTCAAGCTCTTGACAATCCTTGGAATATTTAATGTTTACACCTGAGCAAAAATTACGCCAGGATCTAGCTAATCAACAGGTTCAGGATACAAAAATATTACAAAAGGTTAATGCCGCACATCGTGATGCATTTCCTATAAAGTATCCTGGACAAATTGATCACTGCTTACGTTTAATAATGGAAAGACTACAACATGGTCTTTCCAAACAAAACGGAGTAGTTGTGCATGATGTGGATACATGGTTGATCATGCCAGAGGATCTAGCTGATTTGGCCAAGGCCGCTTATTATCTAAACGAAATCCGCAAAGGATTCTAAATGCTAGACCAAGCGTTGCTAATGCGTCACGCAATACGTTACGTATGTGACGAACATAAAATTGGTGTTGATGTTATTGATCAAATGTCTATTGACATCAAAACACAATTTCAAGACTATGTTATAACTGTGTCAGATGACATGCGTTATAATCAATTAAAATACTTCAGACCATTTGAACATCAATTAAAGTTCTTTAATACTGGCTATGCAGATCGTCGCGGCATCCTAGCCGCAAACCGTATTGGTAAAACTGTTAGTACTTGTTTTGAAACTGCATGTCATTTAACTGGACGTTATCCATCATGGTGGCCTGAAGGTGCCAAACGATTTACTAAACCCATTAATGCTATGGTAGCTGGTGAGGGTTGGTCACAGGTTGCATTAGTATTGCAAAATGAATTGTTAGGCACCAATGATATTAAAATCAAAGACAGCATAGGAACTGGAACTATTCCCAAAGATTGCATTGTTACAGAAACTATGCGTTGCGATGGCGCTAACTGTATTGGTGTAGAAATCAAACATAGTTCAGGTGGCAAATCCTATTTGTTATTTGCCAACTATACGCAGGAAGTACGTCAGATGCAAGGTTTCAAATTGAACTTAGCAGTATTTGATGAACAACCACCAGACGACTTCTTTTCTGAAATTGTTACACGTACAGCCACAACACAAGGTCAAGTACTTTGTTCTTTTACACCGTTAAAAGGACTTAATGGTCTTGTTAGCAAATTTTGGAATCATGAAGAAGGTTATGAACATATTCGTGTATCCTGGGATGATGTTCCAGAATACGATCCATGGGGCGACCCATTCTTATTAAAAGAAACAAGGCTACAACTTGAACGTGATTATCTTCCACATGAGCGTGATGCTCGTCGTAACGGTGTTCCTGTTATGGGTAAGGGTGCAGTATTTCAAATACGTAATTGGCCCACCTATAAAAATGGTACATATGATTTTCGTAATATGTATGGTATATTGCGTGTTATTGCTCTTGACTTGGGTTTGGTTAATGATAAGACAGTTCTTAGTTTAATGTATTGGGACCCAGACAATCAAGAAGCTTGGTTAGATAAACAGATTGTAGTTAAAGGTACAGAAGAAGCCAATCCAATACATTATGTACAACATTTAATGCGCCCAGAAGTATTTGGTTGTCCTATTGTATTACCACCTGATGCTGGTACAGTTGGTCGTTATACTATGTCAGCTTTATCAATACGTCAACTGTTTGAACAATATGAATTAAACGTATATCCTGAACCTATTCGTAATCCGCCTGATGATCAAGGACGTACAACTAACCACAAAGCATTTGGTATTAACGTAATGCGACAAATGTTAGAATTAGGCACATTACATATTAATGAAAATTGTGTAGAATTTATACGAGAATGCCAAAACTATTATGTGGATGACAAAGGTCGCTTTAGTGATCCAGATGACTGTATTGATTCTGCACGTTACGCATTATTGGGTTGCTTAAATGGTTGGGCTGAAGTATGGGATGGGCGCAGTCCAAGTCAACGTTTCCGCGACGCGGCACATCAAATGAAAATGAAAAAAGCGCAACAATCTTTAATAGAACGTCCAGCTTGGAAGCGTGTTTACTCCGCTGATGAATAAGCCATAAATAATAAAATAAATTAAGGTAATCTATAATGCTTGACCTAAAAAATGTCGTTGTAAGTAATCTAAACACAAATACTGGATCTTTAGCTCGTTTTGTTAAAATGAAGAGTCTCCTAGATCAAAAGTGTGCGGCAAACTTACGATTATTAGCAACTAAGAATAATATTAATCGTACAAGTGATTATCATTATCTTGTATTAGCGATGACACAGTCAACAGAACCAGTTAATGGCATTGACTATATTCATCCAGTTGTAAAACCTGCTGTTGATTATGCTACTTCTGTTATTGTAAAAGGAATGGCACAAAACGGCGAAATCAATTTTGAATTTGTACCAGATAATGAAGATGACGAAGCAGCCGCCCGTCAAGCTACTAACATGGTACATAAATTAATTAATCAAAACAACGATCCACACCAAATATTACAACATTGGGTTATGGATGCATGTTTACATAAAAATGGAGAAATGTTAATTGCTCCAATGCGTGAACAAGTTACACGTTATGTAACTACTACAGGTACATTAGATCAACTTAAAGCCTTTGAACAGCAAGCTGAAGAAGCTGGACTCACTGCAAAGCGTAATAGTCGTCGTAAAAAATCAGTGAATATGCAACAAGTAGTTGCGGAAACACAACAGTTTATTCAAACCGCTGACCAAGATCAAGCTGAACAAATGATTCAAGCACGTATTGATCGCAGTCGTAGTATGGCTAAAACAGATGCTGTACATAATCCAGCTGATGACTTTGCAGAAGAAAACAATATACAATTACAAGAAGGCGAAGATGCACTTGATGAAGCTATTGCACGTAACACCGTTTATGATGCTGAATATAAACTAACTGGTTATACTATTAACGTCAAGTTTCGTCCTATTGCACAACACTATTGGATGTGTGATCCAACAGTTATTGAAATCCAAGAACAACCTTTCTGCGGATTCTATAAACCAATGAGTATTCAAGAAGCAACTGAGTTGTATCCTGACATTGATCTTGAGGAGTTTAAGATCTATGCTGAATATTCAAACGTGGGTAGTTATCAGGCTGGTAGCTTGCTCAACAATTTGGCCATTCATGCTCGTGACTCTGTGCCTATTAATGGATTACCAGCACAAGGATATGCCGCACAAGAGCCAGAAGCACGTCAAGTTACTGTTCTTACTGTGTGGAATAGATATGACATTGATAATGATGGCGAGTTGGAACTTGTTGAATTAATTTATTCAGGACAATATGTTATTTCAGCACGTGAAGTAGAATTTATTCCAGTTGCTAACATGGTACCAAAACCATTACCACAAAACTTCTACGGTATGAGTATTGCTGAGTCAGTAGTACCAATGCAAGAATATATGACTTCAGGTTATCGTGCAGAATTGATGATGGGCTTACTACAATCTACTCCACGTATTGGTGTTAAACCAGATCGTGTAGACTTTGAAGAAATCCAAGATGGTGAAGCCGCTATCTTTATTTTAGACAGTAAGTTTGATCCAGCAAAAGACATTTATGCAATGCCTACACCACAAGGTAATCCAACATTTATGGACAATACCTTAACACGTATGCAAAATGACCAAATGGCCATGACTGGTATGACCAGTCCGCAAGATGTGTTTAACCCAGAAGTAATGGATCCAGGTAACTCAGGAGCAAAACTAAACTTAGCATTAAGTCCTAATCAAATTATTCAAGACAACACAGTTAAGAATTCAGCAGAAGGTTTGAAAGATGCTATTTGGTTAATATGGCGCACACTAGTAGCACATGCTGATGACTATGGTGTACGTAAATTAGCCGCAGAGTTCCACCCAGAAAAGAAACCAGTGTTTATTGATGGCGAACGCTTTGACAATATGGAATTTAATGAACGTAAAACAATTCATATTGAATTAGCTTTAGGAATGAAGTCTGAAGAAAATGCATTACAACGTAGTCAGATTATTAAACAAGCACAAACACAGTTAAATGCTGAAGTAGCACAAGCTGTACAAGCAGGTATTACAAGTCCTGACTTGTTTAAGAAAATGCGTAAACCTTATGAAGATACATTGTATACATTAGGTGTTAAAGATGCTGACAACTACTTAGTAACAATTGATGAAGTTACTGAAATGGCTAAACAAGCACAACAAAAAGCACAAGCCGCACAACAAGCCGCACAACAAAATCCAAGTCCAGATGATCAGAAGAAAAAAGCTGGCGCACAATTAGATATAGCACGTGCTCAAGAGATTATTGCTGATATGAATGGCAATGATGCTAAACGTCAACTAGAAGGTTATGCATTGATGGGTGAACATAAGGCTCGTGCGTTTTAAGATATAAATAGTTTTATTGCAAGGAAATGAAATGATTGAAAATGACGTTATAGAAGCGTTCAATAACCGTCTGACAATAGACCCAAACTCTATCAAGAAAATGACTCCTAGTCAACTTGATCGTGTTAAAGTACTAGGTAGTCAGGCGGAGAATTTATTAAAGAATAAAGACTTTGCGTACTTTGTTCATACTTATAAATTTGAATGTTTGGATCTACTAGCAGAAGTAGGAACACACACTCAAGATGATAATGCACAGCGTATTGCTATTAGCAATCAAATAGCTGGGCTAGATGGATTTATTAAATCGCTTAAACGTGCGGTTTATTATAGAAATCGCGTGGTAACAAGCCAGAATAAGGATTCTGGGGAGCCCATAGCGTAAATTAAGGAGAAACAATGGAAAACATTGTAACTGATATACCTAATCTCCCAGCGGAGACGGTCCCTGTCAAAGAAGCTAGTGTTGGACTGGATGCAATAGCCGCAAAAATGGCCGCAATGCGTAACCAAATAGCCGCTACCACACAACCTGGGACAGGTTCTACTGATGAGGCAAAGTCAGAAGCCCCTGTGGCACCACAAGGTGTTGAAGTGAAGGATGAAGATCCTGAAAACGATACCAATTTGAATGAGCCAGAAGTTGCTGAACCAGAAGCAGAATATGTTGATGATGGCAACGATGAAGTAGAAGCCCCTGAAGAGGTAAGCTATGCTGATTCGTCAGAAGCAGAAGTTATTGATTTCTTGGAGTTTGCTGAAACAAACCCTAACGCTAAATTTAAGTTTATGCGTAATGGAAAAGAAATTGAAATTGATGCTAAGAAAGCCGCAAGCATATTGGGCCAAGGCGCCGCAATTAGTGAAGAAGCAAGACAACTTAAAGTCCAAAAAGCAGAGTTTGATGAGTATCTCACAAACAAGAAAGCTGAAACAGATGGTCTTATGTTGGCAATGGAATTCACCGTACGCCCGCAATTACAACGTGCATACGATGAAGTAATAAAGGTACAACAGTACCAGAATGTTTTTAGAGAGCAATTAGCGCGAACTCAAGATCCTGTTCAACAGGCACAGATACAAGCTAATATGCAACAAAATGATCGTTATCTCCAACAAATGGGGCAAACGATTGGTAAACTAAAACCTAATCTGGAACAGTTTTATCAATTGCGTAGTAATCAAGTTCGCGAGATTCTTGATAGTAACCGCAAGCAATTCCAAGATAAGGAATTACGTAATGCGGCTATCTATGATGAAGTTCGTGATAAGATTTCTAAGAATTGGGCAGGCGCCAAGAACCAATTGGTTCCAGGTGTTGATAACTTAGATCTAGTAACAAGTGATGAACACATTTTATCCTTGATACGTGATGGATTAAAGTATCGTGACCGTCCTAAATCTAAGAGTGCTGGCAGTAGTATTGCCGCATTGACTACACGCAAGACAACGAGTTCCGTACCAAGTGGACGTCAACAGGACCAAGTATCTTCTCTTCGTGAAAAAGCCAGAGGCGGCGACACAAAAGCCGCAGACAATTTACTAGTAGCTCAGTTGTCAGCTCTTAGAGCACAACGAGGCACTAGAAGATAATAAGCCAATTATAAAGGAGAAATATTATGGCAGCTCAAGGTTATAACTCAACCGCAGTCATTGGCAATGGTACTACAGGCTATCAAACTGATATCGTTGTTAAAGACTTAGACTTAGATGTATCCAACCGTGTTAAAG